CAGGATAGGTTGATCTCTATTGCTACATGCGCGGGAACGTATTCTAGCAGCGATTCCCACTCGGAACTCTCCATCGCGCTGATAGAATATATTGCTTGGTCGCTGAAGTTTACAGAACGTATTCCTACGTTGCGAAACCCTATTTGGTTGCGCCAGCCCCCTCTTACGGGCCTTAGTGACCGTGCTGTATGCCATATCAAGCCTTTCCGCCGGTGATATGTGAATGTTCCTCTTATGGGCTTTGCATTCTTGTAAGTGAAATAATTCCCGAATGGCGGTGAAATATAGAGCATTATTCTGCTGTTTCCCCAAGAAAAGTTATAATCACTCCGCATTTCTGTAAAAAGTCTAGGCCATCCGTATACTGATATGAATGCACATAATATACCTCAATTATCCCCGCGCCATGCAGCAGTTTAGAGCAGGATAGACAGGGCGCATGAGTAATGAATGCGATTGCTCCCTCGCCTGACTCAGGACTCTTTGCGAGCTTGGTGATTGCGTTTTCTTCTGCATGAAGAACTTCTGGCTTAGTAACCAGAATAGGGTGCGGAAGTTGCTTTCCATTCAACCACATTGTACTCTCTTCGCACTCATTTGTCCACCCGCTGGGCATACCATTATACCCGATAGAGATTATGCGATCATTCTTGACGATTACGCATCCTACCTTGAGTTTCTTAGCAGTGCTGCATTCCGCATAACTAAATGCAGACTTCATATGGGCGAGGATATGTTTATCTTTCATCATCATTGTCAAACGAATAATATATATTTTTCAGTTCAAATGCATCGATACACTTCTGGCATCCGATGCATGGTTTGGCGAGGCCAGTAATCCAGTTTTTGTTATGATTGTTTCTTCTTTTGGCCCTTACGACATACAGATCACATTTTGACAGGTCATCTACATTAATAGTATTCAGCGCATTCTTGATTGCGTGTACCTCGGCGTGAAAGAAAACCGCATCCTCATTCTTGCAGTATTTTGCCTGAAAGGGGTGGCTTTTCTTATGATTATATCCATAGGAAACTACTTTCCCTCTGCAAACAACCGCCGCTGCAATTCTTGAACTCCGAACAGGAACTATACTCTGGGCAAGCTTAAAGGTTTGATCAAATATCTGTGTATTCATTATTCATTTTACTTGGTTCTCTTTCAAATACTTTATAAGAGCTTCTCTATGAGATTTTTTCTTAATCCCAGAAAATCTCATTTTAGTTCCCTTAATGTATTTTCTGGGCTTAGTTAAAAACCCATCCAGAGAACAATCTGTCCAAATGATATCAGAATTTCTCATTGCTTTAGAATACCGATATCCCTTTACTGATCCTGCCTTCTTACCAAAAATATTTCCCAAAGCTGGGCCCATTTTATTTTTTGTAAGAGAGTGACACGATACACATTTTTTAAAGACTCTCTCACCGTCAGCTGCCCATGTAACACCCACGAGCGCAAACATAGCCAGAATGACTGAAAGATACCATATAATAAAGAACTGTTTCATTTGTTATTCTCTCCATTAATATAACATATTTTAAGGAACATGTCAAGTCATTCTATTTATTTTTTTTGTTTGTTTCTCTAATCTCTTCAGAGCTCTGGTCATTCGCAGTTTACTTACTTTCTTAGTGAAGTTTGTACCTTCCATATGATCATACTCATGCTGGAATATCCTCGCCTCTAGACCCGCGAGTTCGTATTCTCCCTCTGTCCCTTGCGAATCTTCCCATGTCGCTTTAATCCATACTGGGCGTTTTACTTTTAACCACAGGCCGGGGTATGTCAAACACCCCTCATCTGCTAATGATTGCTCAATAGATTCCTCTATGATTTGCGGATTAAAACAAGAGATAATCTTTCTTTCTTTAAGATCACTGTACATAATAAAGACACGTTCCAGTATACCCACCTGATTTGCGGATAGCCCTATGCCATTCTCTTGTCTCATAGTCTCGGCAAGGTTCTTTACCAGCTCTTCTCTATCCAAATCAGGGGAAACCCCCTCTAATTTTATATCCATAATTGGATGATCTCTTTCAACCATTACATATGTCATATTAATTCCTTCCATGAAATATAGTACCCATTATAGGTGGGGTTTGTGCATCAAATAAGTGCCAAGCACAATTGTCCTTACCTGTCATATTACCAAACCATTTGATTCTACCAACACTGACTATTTTGTGTAGGTATTTTATATATGGTACACTCTGTTTAGTATGCGCCCAATCAGCATCAAATAACAGCCATGTTGGTCTTTGGGAAGCAAAATGCTCAATCATGGGATGTAAAATTGTTCTATCCCACGGCGGATTTGTGATTATAAATCCAGATTCCAGAATATGAGACTCCCCAATATCACTAAAATGGTTTTTTGCTATACCCTTGAGCTGCGGTTCAATATCACTGGCCCACATACATACTCCACCAAAATACTCAAGATGCCGGCACAGCTGTCCATCACCAGCACATGGCTCAGAGAATGCAAATCTTCTGGGTAAATGTTCGATAAGAGGCTCTACCGCTGCAAAAGGCGTAGGATAGAAGTCTCTTGGTTTACGTTCAAAGTCGCTACGTTTTCCCATAGGGGTTTTTTCCAATATCATAATACTTCTGCAACACACTTATTTTATCTTCTGCCTGGGCAATCAGTTCAATTTGACTATCTACAGCAGCTGCCAAATCTGGGTGTTCACCAATCCCAACGGGGTTTTCCATATAAACCCTTATATTTGCTTTTGCTTTAGCAATCTCTGCCTGATATTGTAACATTAATGCGTCTAACATATCTTTCTCCATTATTAAATTATATGATTAAAGTTCTTCATTTTCTTCATATAGGATAAGAGCAATTAGAGCATAGTTTGCCATGTCAATAAGAGTGTCCTTGATGCTCTCATCCTTTACCTTGAGAGTTTCCTTTTTTGCAAACCCCATAATACGACTGAACTTGTCTCCAATCCGCACACAGCAACCCTTCCATGCAGGAATTCCAGCCATCTCACATGTTCTAAAATTTGCAAACACATCTTCTTCGTTTGCATAATCATGGCGTTTGGCGTCATGGGTTTCTCTCATTTGATCTAACAGTTCATAAAATCTTTCACTCTGCGACATTATGTTCTCCCATTATATGACTAAAGTTTTTCACCTTATCAAATTTTATTGTACTTCTAAATTTATCTACAAGTGCATCTTGCTTATGACTGATCACGAATATGTTCTCTCCACCTAGTGTGCTAAGGATTTTAAGAAACTCATCTGTGCCACCAGAGTCAAGAGAGCTGTCAAATATCTCATCCAGTATAAGAAGATTGGTGTTTGCACTATTCTTCATCTTTGCAACCGCTCTCCATGTGAACAGTAGTGCAAGGTCAATACGCATCTTCTCTCCCTCACTAAAGGAATGATAAGAGAATTCATCACGAAAACGAGATTTGATTGTCTCCTCAAAATTTTCATCTAGAGTAAAGTTAACATAGAACTCCATTGAACTTAGGTATGTATTGATCAGCTTGTTCATGATTGGTAGATACTGCTTGATGATCTTGGTCTTGATACCTGTATCCTGTAACATGTTGCGTACTGCATCACCGTATGTCTGGTCTTCTCTCAATTTTGATTTAAGGTTGGATAGGTTGGTGCCCATAGTTTTTAGTTCACCCAATTTCTCGTAGTCTGCTTTGTTAACATCATAAGACTGTAGATTCTCGATCTCCACCAACAGTCTTGCATTGAACTTCTCTAACTGAGTGAGAGAGCTATTATCTTTTGCAACACTTACCTCATTAGCCCTAATTTCATTAGCTAAATCAGATATTGCTTTTTGTCTTTCCTTTGTAATGGCCAATTCGGTTTCCATTTCTATTAATGCATCAGAGAATTTAGCTACTTCTTTACTCTTAACACCAATCATGGCCTTTTTAAATTCTTCATCAATATGCTGTTCGCACGTAGGACAATCAGCATTGATCTCAAAGAAATCAACCATATCAGAGTGAGACTTATGTTTCTCTTTAAGAGTACTTTTTAGGTCTTTTAATTTAGTGTATCGCTTCTGTACTTTATCATTGTCCCGTATTTGCAATAGAAGTTCATGGTTGTTCTTGGTGAGAAAAGTAATATCTAATCTCTTCTTGAATATCTCTTCCTCATTATTTTCTATCAGATTGTTCTTTTCTTTGATCAACTGCTTATTATTTTCCTTCATTTCTTTAATGAATTTCTCTTGCAAAGCAATTTTCTCTGATGTAAGATCATATCGATATTCCACATCTTTTTGCTCATTCGCAGTCTCTTTAAGTCTAGTCCTGATAAGCATATTCATGAGAGAGAAAATCTGTATGTCAAGAATCTCTTCAACCACTTCTCTCCTATGCCTACTCTTAAGCTGCATGAAAGGTATGAATGTAGATGATCCTAGAATAACAACCTGAGTGAAGCTTCGGTAGTTTAGCTTTAATATCTGCTGCTCTAGATATTTCTGGTAATCTCTCACATTTGCATCTTGGTTATACATCTTACCGTTAATGTAAATCTCAAACGTATTGGGCTTGATTCCACGAATAACTTTAATCTTTTTAGACCCAATCTCAAATTCTACTTCCACTACACAAGTACTATTATTTACAGAATTGAGAAGTTGCGGTTTATTGACGCCTCTAAATGGCTTGCCAAATAGACCAAAGCATAATGCATCCAGAATAGTGGATTTACCCGCGCCATTCTCACCAATAATCAATGTGGACGAATTTCTGTCTAATTGAATTTCTGTAAAGTTATTGCCGGTTGATAGGAAGTTCTTCCATCTTATGTATTTAAAAATTATCAAGAATGTACACCTTCCATGTTATAACTTGCCCAGTTCTTCCATGAGCTCGTTTGAAAAGTTTTGTATGTCCTTCGTGCCAAGGCTGATACCGTCCAAGCATTTGAATAGTTGGTTTTCGTCTATCCATTTTCTAATTCTCACATCAGGGTTCTGGGGAGGCTCAAATAATTTATTTGTATCCTCATATTCACAATCTTTTACAGTATCCATCCAAATAAGTTTGTCTGGAAAAAAGTTTCGTATATATCCAGGCAAAGGGGCAATAAATGCAGAAATAGATATCGAATCCAATTCTGCTAACTTTCTCATCCGCAATGATTGTCTGTCTCTACCTTGGCCAGAAAAATCCCAATCGTTATATGTCTTTCTTACCACATCAGCATCCCAAAAAGGTGTACTAAATTTTTCAGCAATTCGACTACCTAACCAAGTTTTACCAGAGCCAGGTAATCCCACTATTAATATTTTCATGTTCTTCCATTACAATAATTAATGGCCATGCGCCGGACCTAATATCTTATAAACCTCTTTTTCGATTTTCTTTCTCATTGCTTCCAATGTTCTCTCACATGAACGCATAAATGCAATCTTATCTATCCGTTCAAGTTCCTCAAATTTCTTAGAGGGGCGACATTGAACGCTAGACGAATTTCTATTTTTAGAAAGATTTAAAGAAATTTCAACTGTAAAATCAGCCATTAAATAAATTCCTCTAAACTGCCTGATTCTTTTGCAGCATACTTTCCAATAAGTCTTTCTGATTTACCCATATTCCCTATTGTGGCTGTAGATAGGTCTGTATAGCACACTGTGGTGAACCTCTGGCCGGGTCCGCGAATAGGTGTAACACAATGTAAACTTTTTGAATCAGCGATACACACGCAATTATCTGGGAGATCGAGTCCTACACCCCAGCGAGGGAATGAGAGATATGCACCCTCGTAATCACCTTGACGATGGCAACTCATTGTGGTATACTCAACATCCTTACCATCACTGTGAACAGCCATTGCTTTACTCTGCATTGCACTGTATCGATTAGCACTCAGTGTCGTAATCATACCGTGACGATGCTCTGGTGCAATTGCGTCTTCTGCAAACTTTCTCTGCCGAGTGAAAATTTCAGGTGCAGCCTTCTTAAATGCACGTTCAACGTCTTCGCATAGAGGTTTTAGTGCTTCCCACTTGTCTGGGTTGGATATATTGATCTTTCCTGTGAAGCGACCTCTTTTGACGCCGATCATGACTGAATTGATTTCATTGGAATATGCGATCATGCCCCACCCACCGCTCTTAGTGCGAGTATGATAGGAGTTTGGGCTACGGAGTTTATAGTGTTCGCCCTCAATCAACCCCTTCTTTGCCATCTCTACAGGGTCAATAGGGCCTGAGCAGTTCGCTCTCATGACTGAACTATCTTCAATCCCATACAGAAAATCACGCATATCATCATTCGGAAATGCATTTGTCACTACATATGCAATAGGAACACCCACTCCATCAAGAGTGGAATCAGGGCGATACACCGCTGTATCCTCAGTTACATGGACAATTTCATCAAGGTCTGACTCATTGTAAAACTTTCCATTCCACTTATCGAAAGTGGCCTTCTCTCCAAAATCATTCTGTGCGATTATATGCTTCATGATAAAAACTCTTCTAATGTATTTATTTGGGATGAAGCATATGCTTTTTTCCAAGATATAGTTGCAGCAAGTTTAGTTTTACCGCTCCACTCACCACTATTTTTTGCTATCTTCTCCCTTAACTGTACGAACGCTGGAAACTTCTCTCTTAGTTTTACAAGGGACTCATTATGCGAGTCTAGGGTGCGTTGAGTTGAACACCCCCCCTTTGCCTGTGTAGTGCCGGGATTAATACGGTATCTGAGACTCACTCGATTCTGATAGCCCTGAGTTAACAGTTGTAGTGCCACATAGTAATCTTCTGAAATAGACAATCCCAACCAATCAAGCTTATCAACGGGAAGTTTCTCAGAGTAGAATACGTTGCCGCTGAGTCGAGAGTTGGTACGAAAGTCCTTATCCCTAGTCGGTGGGTTCCATGCGGCATCAGAGCCGCAGAAGGTAAAGTCTTCATCCATCCACGAATGAAACAAATCAATCATCGTATCAAACTCATCATCTGTTAGTGACCTGTTACTGGGGCCCTCTTCATTTTCTTTGTGCGTATATTGGAACACACAATCATCATCGATAACGCCATATCGTGTACCTTCTGCATATTTAGATATCCAGTGGCGTACAGGAGCAATTCCTGTTCCTTGAATAGGACAAGACAGCGTTGGGTATCCATCGTGAATTTCTTCTGGATGGACAACCAATACCGTCTTATCTTTCCACTTAGCAGGAAGAGAGTCAAAACAAGTTTGACTCCCCTCTCTGTCATAAGTTGGAATGTAGAGTTTACTTATAAACATACACCCGATTCATAGGATACTTCTTATCCAAGGAACGTACCTGTGGGATTGCACCGTAAATCTTAATACGACTCGTATCAACACGAACACCGTTGAAACGAATTTCTGCAATCTGCTCTTCAAAAGTATCAAACCGCTTCTTGAAACCAGCGTGCTTGCCCACTCCGGGGCCGGAATCCTTAAGCCAAGAGCCCTCAGGATCAGATGCTTTCGGAACTCCCATATACATAACAAAACGGATTTCCTTGATAGACTTCGGTGCCTTTGCAGTTTCAGTGATCATGCGTGGATACATCTTTTCATCAAAGATTGCAACTGGAACATACTTGATACCATTTGCCAAATCCTTTGCAATACGTTCTGCACCCAAAAGTTCATTGAGATGATCTTCAACACCCTTACCGCCGGGGAAAGAGATAACACTCTTATACCCAAGAGCCTTATCTTTGGCAGCATGAATAATCAAATCATATTGTGCAGGCTTAAGCTTTCCACCAGACATATAATTCAACTCAACAGTGATTGCATCGGTGAGAGCAGTATGACCAAGAACAGTATCTGGCTGCTTTGTAATTGCACCATTTTCAATAAGATACATAATTGCCTTATGAATGTCCTCATAGGATGCTTCACCAAAGGCCTTCTTCGAAGCATTCATGAAGATTGCAAAACGAATAATATTTGCAAAAACCTCTACATCAAAAACATCTGCAATTACGTTAGTGATGCCAAAGTCTTCACGAAGCGTCTTGCCACGAGAGCGACCTTCCATAATGAGGTACTTCCCGTTCTTCAAACGAACAAGAAAAACACCAAGTTCTGCGAGATTAAATCCATTGAAACGAATGTCATCACGGATTTCTGACATCTTTGGGTTGACGTTTGCACGAGCAATTTGTTCGAACTGTACGTTATCAAGCTCAATGTCAGAGACATTAACAAGCTTGGGCCTAACGTACTTCAACCAAGGAGGTGCTTGCGTACCAAAAATACGAGGGTATGCTTCCTTGACACGCAATCGGTCATAGGTTGCAAGATTCGCATCCGTAAATTTAGTTACATTATCGGGGTTAAGATTAATAACGACTTCTTTTTCGGCCAAAGTCATGGCCACTACTCCGTCTAACGGCATAGGTTTTCTCCTCAAAAATAGTACGACTCTGCGTACATGGGTTGAATGTGATTAATCAAGGTTTTCTATGAAACTATGATCTCTCATCATTATTTATACATTGTAACATACGAAACCTCAATTGTCAAGACACTTTTTCATTCTTCCGATTGTCCATATTTGAATTCTTTCTCTGCAGCTTCATCTAACTGTTTCATAATGTCTTCTGTAAAATATGTCTCTGGATCACTTAGAATCGCCTTACCAAACTGTTTAGACCCGTCAGGTAATTCATATCGTGTGGCCACCTTCTTGAATACACCATATTTCTCGCCCAATTCCAAAAGGCCATAGTATTTGTCCAAACCCTTATCATATGTGAGTCGTACATCAACCATCCTATTTTCTATGGTAAGTCTTGACTTCTGGTTCTTACAGTGTATAATATTTCCTACTACCTCAGTACCATCTTTCTCTTTCTTCTTACTCAAATATATAATAGATGACGATGCATACTTGAGTCCAGAACCCCCGCCCATCTCTTTGGTAGAAAATAATCCCATACTCTCGTATGTGTGATTGGTGACAACCATAGGAACCTTTGCACGGGCAAGTTTAAGAGTCAACACTCTAAATGCAGCTTTGAGTACTTGCGCTCTTGTCATATCTCTAGTCTCTTTACCTTCCGCCGTATCCTCTATCTCTTTAGTAGTGGATAGCATACCAAGGGAGTCTAGACATAAGAATAGAGGCTTACGATCCGATTCATCATCTGCAAGATAGGAATCTAGCACCTGTATTGCTTGATGGCGAAATTCCTGTACTGTGGTTACACTCGCGAGAACCATACGTTTCGCATCAATACCACGATCCTCAATCATACTCTTGGTGATGGCACTTTCTGATTCGAAATAGATCACGCCTGCATCTGGGTTAGTATCAAGAAAGTTCTTAACGATCCCCATTAGGAAATATGTCTTGCCTGTCGCACTCTCTCCAGCGAGGGCGGTGATCTTATTTGATGGTAAACCGCCATGAACAGAACCACTCAATAATGCATTAAAGATATAAGAACCAGTGTCGATAAAACTATCTACATCACCAGCTTCTACACCATCTGATACCAAAGCAGCATACTCGTTATCAATTTCTTTTACTATTTTATTTAAAAAATCAGTCATACTTTAAATCCCCCAAAATCAGTATTGTCGAATACGGGCTCGCTAAATGCATCTGGTATATCATCAGATTGGTTTGCATCCTGTAATCCTTGTTGTTCACTTAATTTTACATCAGACAACTTCATCTTTGCACGATCAATTCCTATCACAAAACGCTTGTTTGTAGTTAAGTCATTATACCTATTTTTTAACTGTTTGACTGCAATTTGATTCAATGCGTCAAGTTCCTCATTAGAAATAAGCGCAAACATGAAGTCAGCCGTAGCCGGTAGACCAAAACTCTCTGCTGTATCTTCCAGGCCGACATCACTATTTGAGAATCCGCTTCTATTGGTCTGTGTAGCAGACATAATCGGGACGTTTGTTTCAACAGCGAGTCCCCTAAGTTCCTCTGCAATCGATTTAATATATGTATAACTGTTGACATTAGCTGCTCCTTTGAGCCGAGATGATGCACAAATATTTAAATAATCAATGAAGATGATATCTGGCTTAAAACTCTTCTTAATTGCAAGTTCTTTGATCAGTCCGCGAAAATGATTCGTGTGTGCTGCTGCTGTAGGATACTCCTTGACAATAAGTTGTCCACTAGTAGATTTGATGATCTTATCTATCTTAGAATCAAACATCTGTTTAGGTAGATCGTGTAGGTCTTCCATACTGATATTCATAAGGTTTGCGTCTATACGTTCTGCAATGCGTTCCTCTGCCATCTCTAGCGTAATATAGAGCACGTTCTTACCCTGACTCATACAGTTCGCAGCGACATGACACATAAACAATGATTTGCCTACACCAGTACCCGCAAGGGCGATATTCAGTGTTTTTGGTGGAAGTCCACCTTTAGTAATTTTATTAAAAAACTCCAGATCAAACGGTATCTTCTCTTCTACGGTATGGTAATATTCAAATCGCTCCCCACTGTCCAAGAGATAATCATGCCCAACACGATTATCAAAGCCCACAGCCAGGGCATCTGTGAGAATGCTCGGAATTGCATCTGCACTTCTATTTTTATCTTTTCCATCAATGATGGAAATACCTTCAACAATTGCATTATATACCGCCTTATCCTTACAAAATTTCTCTGTTGTTTCAACTAACCAATCTGCATTAACATTATCGTCTACAGACAGTTCCTTTACGACTGTCAACACCCTCTTGATGTCATCCTCATTGAGATCACGCCGTGTATCAATCTCAATCTCCAATGTGTCCTTTGTAGGAAGCGCATTGTATCTATGCACGAATTTTTGTATCTCTTCGAAGACAGTACGTTCTGTCTTATCAGAAAAATAGTCCATTTTCATATGAGGCATCACTTTACGTGCATAATCCTCATTTGATAGAAGCTGCCCAAGAGCTGTTCGTTCTATCGTTTGTGTCATAGATTACCTTTCGTAATTATCAAATCAGTTATATTTCGTTGTCCTATTGCACTAGGATGTACATTGTCCATATTAATAAAATTCTCTTCACCCATATCATATAACTTACTTGCACAAGAATATCCGTCCAAAGGTTTCCACATCGGCCACCCCAGAAAAAACTCTGTGGTGAACATCTCAGAATACTGACTCTTGAGGAGAGACTTACAAAATTTGTTCTCATACTCTCCTCTGCATGGAGGCATGCCCATGGCCATACGATACGGGATGTTTAGATTTTCCAATACGCTCTGTGCATTGTAGAAGATTCTAAGTGATCTGTTCAACATCGCATCCATTGATATAAGACTGTGTTTATTCAGTACTTCTTGTACCTCTAGCTGTTTCTTCCTATACTGGTCATTTTTTGCTCCAGCAGTTATGTTAATCTTGAACCAATCCTTCTTAGTAGATATGATACCAGTTTTTAAATACTGCTCAAATCCTATTCGCATAAACTCTGACCACATGATGACAACAAGGCCCACATCTACAGGTTCATGAAACATTACATCAGTAAATATGCTACCTATGATATCGTTACCTATACCTAAAGATGCGTGATTCTCCAATTTCATATCAAGATGTTTTGCAAGCAGGGTAGGCCAAAAGGGAAATGGTTTTGTATATTCTCCATCATTATCTAAAAGAGTGTCTTTCAATACAGGGTCATTCATGGTAGCAGTTATATAACTCTCATCTGTATAACTGCACCCAAATGTCAATAGTTTTTTCATCACTCCATATCCATCATAGGTGCAGTAATAACTCCTTGGTTTTTTCGGGCAGTATCTTCATTCTTCCTTGCGAGAAATGTAAAGAACCCAGGCCAGTAATTATTGTTACTTAAATGTTCTACACCTACCTGATATAAAGATTCCTCATCTTCTGGTACGTCACTCATTACTAAAGACATATCACATTCAACAAGAACTTGCTTCATCTCTTCTAGAGTATGTTGTGTCTCATGTGGATGTAGAACTTGATCTCTAAACCATGAACGTGAGTGAGTCTCATCATTAAATCTGGAATCCAATTCAAGATACTTATGATATAAAGTGTCTTCCTCACATCCCACTTTTATCATATTTCTAAAATGGTCAAGAAATGGTTTGCGTCCATATTTGTGATACAATCCTATAAACACATGGCCACCAGATTTAACCATCTCATTACATATTCTTTTAACGCCACCGATACAATCGTTAGTATGATGGAGTACCCCTATAGAAACCACAAGATCAGCTGGTGCTGTAGGTTTCCACTTAAATAGGTCTGCACACTCAAATTTAACATTTGTATTCATATATTCACTAATATCTTTAGCTCTCTCTATTACCACTGGATTATAATCTACGGATTCCACTGTACATTTGTCATGATATGCAAAACTGTTACTCAACCACCCCACACCGCAGCCAATCTCTATAACGGTGCCCTTCACTATGGGTTTGAGTTGTGGGTAATGATCAGTAACAGACTTATCTACAATAGAGACTGCATGATCTCTTACGTCTTGACGAATGTTAAATGGCAGTTCTTTATAAAATTCCAGCACACTCTCATTAGCCTGGGTAAATGTCATCACCATATTCTTTCTTCTTACGAAATCTCCAGAAGAATAATTTAAGTCTCAGCAGAATCTTTCTCAAAATTTACATTCCCATTTTTTAGTTGATCGGCTAGAATATCTACTAGAACATCGCCAATCAAAGTATTAAATTCTTCGTTAAACCATTCTACTGGAATACTATTATTATCCACTATATCATAGTGAAACTTTAAAGGCAAGTCACTTTTACCTTTCATTTCATCTGGATTAGGGATAGATACGTTACCATACTTGTAGACCACACCTTCAAACGTGCCGCCCTTTATACCGATACATTGTGTCTCATCTTTATTGTTACTCACAAATGAATATCTATCTTTTATATTTTCAATCATAATCAGCTCCTTATTCATCAATCATCACTAAATGTGTTCTATCTGGGCCCGCATTAACAAATGTATGTTTCTCAGTAGTATCTATCCAATATACATAACCATCTGCTGGTATATTTACAAATATCTTATATTCAGGCCAAAAGAAATATGCATCTTCATGAGTATCTATTGCAAGGTGTAGGCGGGGGGTCTTATCTGCATGAACGCTGTAAGTAGTGTGCATAATCATCTTCATAAACCTTGCACGAAAATGTTCTTTAGTAATGTCTTCGAACACAGTATTTTTGAATATGGGATTTAGTGTATTATATTTGTACTCTGTACGGTCAGGGAAACGACTCATACTGCCACAGCCAGCAGTATAGGGGTCCGTATCTCCATTGTACGACTGTATACACAGTTGTGCGCCACCGCCAACTGATTCATACCAATCTGGAGTATTTCTATGCAAGAACAGGTTATCGTATTCCCACTTGACTTGCTCTATATCATAGTGTATATCAGTTTTTCTGTAAAGCATGTTTCATCTTAAACTCCGAAACTCTCACCGCAACCACAACTGCTAGCAGCAGTTGGATTGATAATCTTGAGAAAACTACCGCCTAGCTCTGTCACATAATCTATCGTTGATCCTATCACATACATTTCAGCTAGAGGGTCAAGCACCAGAACATCGTCAATCGGTTCAGACCAGTTTACGTCTGGGTAATTTTTGGAGAAGTCCCACACATATTGGAATCCAGAGCAACCCCCGCCTTTTACGCCGAGAGTTACATAGTCTCCATTTGCAACGGATTTTAGATAGCCTTTTGCTTTATCTGTAAGAGTGATCATATCATTATTTAGTTCAAACGATTTGCTTGTCTTAGAAGATACGCTAACACAGTAGACCAGTAGTTTTTACCCCACTCTGATTTAACTGTATCTAGAACGTCCCGCACAGCTACAATTCTTCTTTCTTGTACGGCGGTCAATGCACATACTCTAAATAATTATAACCAAACTCGACACGACTTTTGTGTGAATTTAAATCCACTGTATCATTTCGATCAATCAATTCAACACGACTCTGAACAGCTGTATTAAGTTCACCCAACCTGTTAGTTTTAAATTTCCACATTATAACGATACTCCCGATAAAAGTTCTACAGTTTTCACAACATCATTATATGATACATCATACTTTTTTGCAACTTCAACTGCTGTATCTTCAACAATTTTAGTGTGTTCAAATGGATTTTCCTTATCGTAATCAGTAACAATTGCTTTACACAACTCCCAATTACCTTCAATCAATTTTCCATTTTCATCATATATTTTCATATTACATTTCTCCCCAGCCTGCACTCTTCAGCCAGGCATTATCAGCGGCAACATTTTCTTCGTGTTGCCTAATACCCCTCATTATAACAGAGCTACTAGCGCACTTGTCGCAGATTGCTCGACTACCATGAGGATCGGTATTGCCACATTTGACAAATACCTCTCTGTAATCATATCCTCTAGGGACATGATAACTAACTTTATTTTCACAGATCATTACACTTTACTCCAACCCGCCGGTTCGCATAAGTACTTCTCAGTACCGATTAAAATCATGTCTCCTACACTCGTAGACCGACAACTGCGGCCATCAAACATCATGGAAACTTCCATGTTGTTGTACCAAGCATCATTGATGCTGTTGGTCAGCATGAATGCCTTCTCCAATTTCTCATCGATAGACAATGCTTTAG